GGCCATGTTGAGACGGTCGTATTGATGTCAAGGAAAGAGGATAAATAGGCTCTGAAAGGCTTGATTTATGGGCTTTTCTGGTTTTTGGGCAAGACCGGAAGACGGAAACGAAACGATCTATAGAAACATATCTACGGAGCGACTTCCGGGAGATTTTCACATAGTTGAGTTGCCAGATTAGATATTGCTCTTTGAGTGTCGAGGATAGATGTTTTTGACCGCTGAGTGAGCGGATTAGATGTTAAAGCCGGAAGGCTTGAAAATAAAGAGTTTTGCCGGATGTTAATAAGCGTTGCTTGTGGCAACGGCTGCTATTGGACTAAAATGACTGTGAAAGGAGGTTTTCGCATATGTTAAACGAAAACATTAAGGCAATCAGAAAATCTAAAGGGCTTTCACAGGAAGAACTTGCAATAAAGCTGAATGTTGTCAGGCAAACTGTATCCAAGTGGGAACGTGGTTTATCAGTTCCGGATTCTGAAATGTTGATTTCTATCTCAGATGCACTCGAAACGCCGGTAAGCACTTTGCTTGGTGAGACTTCTGTTGAAGCTCCTGCCGATGATTTGAAAGCAATCTCTCAGAAGCTGGAAATTATTAATTTGCAGTTGGCAAGAAATAAGGCTGCGAAACGAAAAATCATTCACTGGCTGTTTATCGTGCTATGTACACTTATAGTAATAACTGCAGTGATTTTTATTTCTCTGAATAGTCCCTACTTAGGATGGGACTTCAGTGATCCTGAAACTGCAGTAGTAGGAACATTCTTTCATGCGTTTGAATGGTTCTTTTTCAGATTAGCGCCCATTGTGTTGATAGGCGGAATCATCGGTATAGTCCTGACAAGAAAAAAGCAGTAGGATAACAAAGAGAGCAAGCCACCCTATAGGTAAATTTCCTTCAGGGCAGCTTGCTCTTATTCGTTTATATCGACGTTGACGCCGGACTTGAACTCGACCCCACTGTTCTACTCTATCAAGGGTAGAGAAATAGAAGGATTACAAATATTTATAAATAAAGGGTTTCCAGACCTTGAGCTTTTCTCATGGCTACTTTGACGAAGGTGACAGTGTCGGAAACCTCTTATTTTTATTGTTTACGGAAACATCAATAGACCTGAGAATCTATAGTCGAGTTAACAGATTCGATAATGGCTATTTTTGCGGGGTTGAGAAGAAATGGGTGCTTTAGACTACGATAAACATCTTGACAATTGGGCAATTTTGGGATACAATTGCCCTAAAAAAGTCCTAAAATAATCCTGAAAGGAGCATTCTATGAATAATACACCCGTTTATTTAGCTTCGTACACCCTTCAGTCTGATTCGCGGATTCGACTCCCTAAATCAGCTATAACAAATTTAAATGCTATACCAGGCAAAACACGTTTTTCATTTTATTATGATAATATAAATGATGTTATCATTATGCGGGTATGTCATCCCCAAAAAGAAATAATTGGCATTTCAAACACCAATGATTGTGAGGGCAACAAAAATGGTTAATTATCGTGAAGAAATCTTGGACGTATCATCTTTTCCAACTGAAGAATGTTTAGAGCTTGTTCATGCATTTAACAATAAATTCCCGAAAAAAGATGCTTATATGTTTCTTGACGGGTCATCACTACATATCATGCTTATACAGCTCGATATGGTAAAATATCGTGAGCTTCTGGACGGGTTAAATATTTCAACAGACCTCATCAACAAGGCTTTCGATATAATTAATTCTATTGGTAGCTACGGCTTGAATGGAAACAAAAGACTATTTTCCGGATATAATGCCGAGCGTAAGGTAGTAAATAGAAAAGCAAAAGAAAAAAACCGCAGCAAACATTATTACGCAAACGACAATAATTTTTCAAAAGTAAATACTGAATTGCCTTCTGAATATGAAAACAAGATCATCTGTGCAGATAGCCTTCAATTTTTGAAAAAATTGCCCGATAACTGCATTGATATTATATTTACTTCGCCTCCTTATAATTTTGGTCTCGAATATGATACACACAATGATACTGCTATGTGGAATGACTACTTCGATATGTTGTTTGCCATTTTTACGGAATGTATACGTGTGTTAAAATATGGCGGGCGTTTCGTTGTTAATGTTCAGCCTCTCTATTCTGATTACATTCCCGTTCACCATATTATAAGCAATTTCTTTATCCAAAACAAAATGATATGGAAGGGCGAAATTATCTGGGAAAAGAATAATTACAATTGTAAGTATAGCTCTTGGGGTAGTTGGAAAAGCCCTTCAAGCCCATATTTGAAATATACATGGGAATTTGTGGAGGTGTACTGCAAAGGGGATCTCAAAAAACGAGGAAACAAGGAGAATATTGATATTACAGATGAGGAGTTCAAATCGTGGGTTGTTGCGAAATGGAGCATTGCTCCGGAGCGCAATATGAAAGAATACGGGCATCCTGCTATGTTCCCGGAACAACTTGCGGAACGCGTGTTGAAGCTATTTAGTTATAAGAATGATGTTGTTTTGGACCCTTTCAACGGCGCCGGCACAACAACAGTTGTCGCTAAGAAGACAGGACGCCGATATCTCGGTATCGATATTTCAGAAGAATATTGCAAAACCGCCCAGAAACGCATAGATGAATCTGATTCGGGCCAACAATCATTATTTGACTTATAAAAGGACGTAGCCAAAAGTTGCGTCCTTATTTTTTTGTTATACGATGCCATTTAACAAGCTGGTTAAGTCATTTGCAGCCAGTAAATCAGTTTGTTTGATTTCATATAATGGTGCAAATGTAGTAAAAAATGTTCCATCTGATCTTGTACGTTTAGATCCTTTTGGAAAATAAGTGGCTTTTTCAAAAAATTCTTTTTTCCCAATATATCCACATATGGTTAAGACTCTGTTGGTTGTATTATACGAAGCAAATACGTAATAGTCGACTTCATAATTTTTTTGATATCCTATAAAATTATGTACATAAAAGTCCTTGACAGGAACCTTTCTTGTCATCGTTTTTATATCCACCTTTTTGTCGTTTATAAAGAAATCGATGCCACCATCAAAACCGATTGAACCATCAGGGCGTTTTTCGCCAATTAAATCAGCAAAAACGGTTTGCCCAATTACCCCGGTTAACTGTTCACGCTTGTTTCCGTCTCCATATCCTCGCTGCCCAAAATTATATTCATCAACCAATTTTTTAGCATAGTTAAGCTGTTCTTGTGAGACGGTTACATCGAACATATGAATGATCACCTCACATATTTTTTCAGATCATTTGCAAAAAGATCAACTGCTTTCTTCAACTCCCTCATTCTTAACTCTTTAAAAAATTCAGGCTTATGGATAGGCCTGTCAACCTTTCTTTCGCCTTTAAGTAGTGTGATGATTTTCAATTCAACATCTATATGTGACAGTAATGCATGTGTAGCTGGACTGCCATAGGTAACATCGTTCAACTCACTATAATCTCCCCCTAGCTGGCTTTCCAGTTGTACTAAATAATATGTATTGATGCCCATGGATTCCTTCATCAATTTTGCATCAAATAGGATCCTCTTCAACATAGCATTTTCAGTGTATGCTTTGCATTCAATAGGAAGAACAAGTCTTTGGTCAATATAAACCTGTACATCTGTTCCAAACTTGTAAACCAGCTTATCTTTGTTAGAGATAACAAAGTCCCTTACTTTTGAGTCCGGTATTCTTGATATGTAATCATCCTTGATACCAATCGGTATTTTCTTTTTGTTGATTTCCATTCTCGAGGGGTTCTGATGCAATACATCAACCCAAGCAATCTGCACAAGATGAGAAGCTAATTTTTCTACAAGTTTTCCCTTTCCAGAGCGAATAATCCCACCGTATGCACGATCCTGACTCATAGTTGCCGCATCATCAATACCTTTGACCAATTTATTGTAAGCGGCAATTAGTGTATGAAGCTTTCTTTCAACTGTGTTCATTTTAAATCTCCTTTTATAAATTTAATAATCTACCAAATTTTCATATCTTTATCAATTAGGAGTTTCCAAAGTTTTTTATAGCTTACGCTCATAATTATCACCTCGACTTGCAATATAAAGGGTATCATAAAAAAATTAAAAACACAATTATAATTTGCGTTTGCAAATAAATAATTGTGTTTTTCGTATTTAATGCTATAATTTACATAAGGAAATAT